CCAATCCCATCTAGCCATAGTGTCAAGAGGTACTTCACTCTGATCAAGAACAGAACCTTTAACAAACCGCTGTACGTTCTTCCTACCATAACCAACAGTTTCAGTAAAGTACTCTCCACCAGTCTGAGGACTCATAACACCAAATTCACGCAGAGCTAACCAGACAACATTACTTTCCATAATATTATCTTCTACTGCTGCTTTTATTTCATACCAAGTATTGACAAAATCATCGTCAATAGTTCTAGTCAACACAGGAAGTGTAGACATATAAATCTCCAATCTTTGATTGAATTAAAAATTAGTTAAACACCGAGAAATTTATGCCATTATTTCTCCCCCCTACGGGCATGAACTGTATCTATAGCAGCATAGACCTTATCCATGAACTGCTTTCTGTTTGATACTTTCCTACCTTCGGGTTGTTTTTTAGTTCTATCCACAGCTTCGTCAGCCGCAGAAAGATCCTTATTTGGTTTCTCAGAATCAGTATGTTTAGGAGCCACTTGGCCTTTTTGCTCTTTCATCTTCACCCAGTCATATGCTTCTTCAAGTGAAAATTCTTGATGCTTCTTAAGAACTGCACTAATTTCATCTTTATAATTATCAAAGTCTTTATTTTGAGCTCGAAGAACTTGAAGTTCAGCATTAGCTTCAGTTTTCATAATATGCCCAACTACTTGATCGAACTTACTCTCAAGACCTTTAAAGTTTTCATCTATAGCCAAAGAAGCTTCTTGTCTATTAGCACCAATAACACCTTCAACTGCATCACCGATAATTTCTAACATCTCCATATTACTTAAAGAATTAACATCATCAGGACTACGTTTTACAACTTCTTTCTTATCCACACCAAAAGCCGCTTTGAGATCTTTTTCTTTCTCAAGTTTATCTGTTGCAACTTTAACATGAGCATCTCTCATATCTTTAATCTCTGCATCTTTTTCAGAAATAAGTTTTGTAGCATGTTCTAACTGTGTCGAAAATTCTTGTATAGTCTGCTGCATTTCAAGAATCTGAGGATTAGTATCTGCAGCTTTTGATTCAGGTTTTTTATCTATTACGTCTTTAGTTTCCATCTTTACTACCTTTCAAATTATGATTTCGTCTTTGCATTTGCTGCAATAATTTCGTCTAGTGTCAATTTCTTCTGTTCAACAACCTTTGCAATTGGTACAGTTATTGGATTATCTACTAGTTGATGCATACTACTTGAAATATCCAGAACTCTGCCATTAGCTTCAACATCCAGACTAGTCGGTTCGGCTATAACATTTTCTAACTCTTCTTTAGACATATTACGTTTAAGTCGTTTCCTATAAGCTCTAATATGCAACCTATAAGACTTTTTCATTGCAAGAATAGATCTCTTAAAAGTCGTATTATTTATATGACGACCTGTAATGTCTACAGAAACTCGACCTTCTTTATTTACTGTAATAACAAATTTTGACTCTTCTTCTTTCACTTCTTCTTTCACAATAGTGCTCCTAATTCTAAATTGTTTTTTCTGGCATAAGTTACCATTTCCTTTTTACTATGAAACGTTTTAGGTTGGGCTTCAACATTATCTAATGTAATTCCTTCTGCTGGAAAAACATAACCCGAACAAAGTCCAGGAATAGTATGCATTGTCTTACCACAACACTCTGGGTTATCCGCTTTAATACTTTGAAAAACATCGTCTAATCTTTTTCCACAAACTTCACATTTAAAATCATAAGTTGGCATTATGCTTGTCCTTGAGGTAATTGCTGTTGAGATTGTCCTTGAGGTTGAGCCTGGGCAGGTTGCTGAGAAACTCTTCCCATACTACTTATCAACTTTTCAAAAGCTGGATCACCTGCAGCATCCTGAAGATATTTGAATAATTCAGGAATCATCTCAGGTGGTACGATACCTATAAACTGTTGCAAGACCATCATCGCTTCAACTTTACGTTCAGACTTACTTATAATCCTCTTAGTATGCAACATAGTCGAATAACTATAGTCACCTTTAAGTTCAGTACCTGTAAAATTAATCGGCTGACCTTCACTCATAATACCTCTAGGTTCAGTCCAGAAGGTAAAGATGAAATTATTATAACCCTTTATACAGTCACCATAAAGTTTTCTAACGCCGTCAACTCGCCTGCGTTCTCGCTTATCAGAACCTGCAGCAACATGAGAAACCTCTCTAGCCGTAGTTCTTTTAGAATCAAATTCACCAGTCTGATTTTGAGAATATCCAATAGCTTCTCTTGCTGAGGTTCTGTTATTATTACTGTCAATTATATAGTTATAATTATTAGTACTAGAGATAGTATGAATAGCATCTTTAACATTTCTATTATTACCTTTACAGAAACCTACACCACCAACGTCAGAAGAAATCCACTTCTCAGCTTCATCTGGGTCAATAATACTACTATCTACAAGATATCGCATTACATTTATACGTCTAGTTTTACTTGCTTGAATGGCAATATCATTTTCTTCTGCTTGATTCTGCCCAAGATAATAAGCTTGAGGAGTTGTCCAAAAGCTATTAGTGCCTGGAATAAATCCGGTAGCAACATAAGGTAAACCATAAAGTTGTAAAGCATCTACATCTTTCCTTAAAAACTTATCATAATCTGCAGTGATAACAATTATCTCTCCAGTCTTACGATCTCGAATTTCCCAAATCTCATTAAACAAAACAAAAGTATTCTGAGTCTGAGAACTGCTTCTAATATGGTCCGTTCTTCGAGCCGGAGGTCTTTGAACTCTTTTATAAGAATTCATATATGCCTCCATAGAAATCTGAGGTTCAAGATTTTTTGTATTAGAATACTTAGGATCTTTATTCAAATCACTATTAAGTCTGACAACTCTATGAGCAACCCATTGAGCGTCTTCTAATTTTTTGCAACCCCAAGGCACAACAAAATCTTTAGGGTTAACTGCTCTAGCCCAAGGCATACCAGGTTGATAATCATTATACTCAATCCGATTACCTTGTTTATCAAACTGAGTAAATGTTGACCCAGCTCTATTACCTACAACTAAACCAGAATCATAGTCAGGATCCCAACCCCATTCACTATCATAGCCTAACTTAATAATAGCTTTACCTTTAAGGTAATTATGAAGTTCCGCATCCTCAACTGCTTCTTTAAGATGTGTCTTTCTAGTCAACCAATTATCAACGGCTTCTAATGTCGGTACTTTATCAACAGCACTAAAAGTTTCTGCAGTAATAGTAAACTCAGGTTCAGGAACTATAAGCCCTGATAATAAAGAATCGCCCATACTAAAGATAAGATTCGCACCTACAGACGCGTCACCATGAGGACTATTATAAAAATCTTGCTCAAGTTTATCCCAAGAGTCTTCATAGCCAAAGAGACGTCTATACTCTAGACCATTCTCAATCTCTACCATCCAGTCATCAGGAGTCATTTTAGCCATTAGCTATTTGTCCATAATAAGATCTGACATACTTAGGATTAACAAGATCTTTCCTATTACCCATATCAAACCGATAGTTATTAACTTTATTATTTCGCATCTTAATTTCGTTCAGAATACTAAGACCTGAATTAGGTTGTGCTAAGTTCATTTGATAAGCTTGAACTTCGTGCTCAGCATTAACTTCTGCCCAGAAAGATAACTGAAGTTGCAGCGAATCAGGTAAATCATCATGAGCACCTTTAGGAAACGCTAACAGTTCACGCTCAAGCATATCATGTTCAACCTTCATAAAAATTCTATTATTACAGAAGAACGGTTGTAAAGCACGAATCCGATCTTCTTTAGAACCTTTCAAACCTTTGATCTGAGTAACCATGAAATTTCGACCAAGTTTGTTCTGCTTCTGCTCTAACCAATAACATAAAGTTCTTTGGTAAGATATGGCCTCAATAACAACTTCTAGCGGATGATACTTAGCTTCATGTTTAAAAATAGTATCAATCAACTCACCAGGAGTCATACGTTCTCTAGTATACTCAACAACATAAATATGCCCATTCTTAGGATTTATTCCGGTTGTCATAACAACATTATAGTCAGGATCTTCAGACTCTTCCATATCAGAAGCAGCTGGATCAACTGACGTACAATACAATAAATTCTTAGGCAACTCACTCCAATAGTTAATCCAACTTCGCTGAAACACTTGATTCGAAGCCTGAGTCGGATTATTCATATAAAGAGCAGAGAACATATAAGGACCCAAGTCCCGTTCTAAATCCGCAAGAGTCTCAGCATCAAACCTATCCCACACTACATGGCCTTTAGGATCAGGAATACCTTCATCATTCTCACGGACAGCCCTAGTAATAACATGATAACTAGGATTATTCTCAACAACCCAAGATAGTAAATCCCGTTCAGCCCAACGAGTTCCAACTATAAGAATCTGAGACTCTCTTGGGTGTATAAGTAGAGGATGAACAAGTCTATGCCATCCAATAGCTTTTTCGACTTCAGCCTTAGTTGGCTGCATCATAATACCAGTTAAAGCATCTTTCGATGGACTAACTGTATCATCCTCTATTACAAGATCGTAGTGACGAGAAACAACTGCAGTACCAATACCAGCAGCTTCAAAAGTTCCTTCAGGTGCTGCGATCTTCCTATTAAGTGTCAAACACTCAGACTTCCACACAGAGTTACGAGTCGGTAACACTTCAGGATAACAAGCTCTAAATAGTTGATTATTTTCTACCAACTGTCTTATATTGTACAACTTCTTACAAGCATTACCAAAACTGTTTTGCGTAATTAAGATCCGAATATTAGGATCATTAACAGCTCGCCACAACGGATAACCTATTGAAGCAATCGTAGACTTAAACCAGTCACGAGGAAGAATAACAATCTCTCTAGGATTTTCTTTAAACTTTTCAAGTTCCTGACATATAGGCCGATGAATCTCAGCAGTCAAAAGATCAAAACCTAAAATCGCTCGACAGAAAAAGAATAAAGAATCCTTACCCTTCTGAGAAATCTTATCAATAGTATCTTGTTTTAACTCTATTGCCATAATTTAGTACGTAGACAAGAGACGTTCATCGCCTCCGCTTCGCTCCGTCTTCCTTCACTTTGATCGGCTCCGCCGACCTTTGGACGGTTTTCGGTTGGAATGCAACCGATTTTAAGAATCAATCCTCGGAGTTAAATCCGAATAACAGTGTGATGGCCATTCCAACCTGGCATAGACCGTCAGAACTATGTTATTCCAATAGGTAGCCACCACACTGCACTGTGAAAGAAGCAAAGACGAGACTCTTAGAAATTAGTTTTCAAAGGCTGCATCTGTTACTGTCAAAGCTTCGGATTTTACTATAATTTTTGATTCTTGTTCAACATCCAATTCTATTGTTTTTTCAATCCGTGCGAGATCATCTTGATCCATTACGAATATTGTGTTCTGAGTATTTTCGGTTTTCGTAAGTTTGGGATAACCAGCCCGATCAAGAATATCAGAAGCTGATTGGCGGGCTATAGATGGAGAACATTCATCTGAACCATCTACAAATCCACAAAGTTTATCAACCGCGTTCCTAGCACCCTTCATAAGTCTTTCATTTACATATTCTTGGTCTGAAACGGATTTTGCTAAATTATCATTTACTTGAGAATCGAGAATAGCACGTTTTTGTGCAAGTTCATCCTGAAAAATCCGAGACCTTTTAATGTCTTGTAAATTTTGTGTAGTGCATTTCACCGCTTTAGCAATATCAACCAACTTCCAACCCGCAATCAAGTAGTCCATGATTCGCAAGTGTCTCGGAGACAGGGTTTGAAGTTCGTAGTTATTTGCCATTAGTTTTTCACCGGATGAAATTCTGTCACGGATTTATTCTAAAAAAATATTTCTAAAAATCGGAACAAAAATATTTTTATTCCTGTTATAATATACGGTTAAAAGGGAGAAATTACAGGGAAAAAATAAAAATTTTTTTAATATTTGAATATTGGTTTTATTGTCGATCCATTATGTATGTTGTAATTTCTTAGAAAAAATCTAGGCCGAGATAGTACTACCGCCCACCCACCCTAGTTGGGGGTTTTTGGTCTCGACAATATTGTATTGCTTGAATATCGACAAGGGTAGTATGTTATCCAGCTACATAATTCAATAGTAATCACATACTCATCTAATATTTGAAATGTAATTACAATTTGTTTACATTTCTTTTACAAATTCCGTGATATGTAAATGCTTAGGATCTTTTTCAATTTGTAATTACAAATACATTACATATGCTTTACACATAATATATTTTACATTACATAGAAAAAATAATTGCCAAAATACTTGACCATTACCCAAAAATCTGTATAATTTGGGTAATGGCATTGATAAAAAATGCCGATACAATAATATGAGCAATAACGCTCAACTGCCAATTATGGCAAACGAAAGGAATTACCATGTATTACACAATTGAAAACACAGTCGGAACAGAAGTAAACGTAGACGGTACAAAATTTGTATGCGGACAATGTTATGCTACAAAAACAAAAGCACCAAAGGATGCGGAATATCTTCTTGCATTTTCAAAAGCGGAAAATCCGATTGACGGATTGATATGGCGATTCGATGGC